CGCTGCCATCATCAACCTTAGACGCATTTTCGTCAGCCTTTGCTTTTTCATTAGTTTTCTCAATTAAATTATCCATGTCCGNAAACACGGTTTTCATTATAATTGAGTTTTCCTCATAAGCACTGTTAAGCACTTCAAGTCTTATTCTTGCCTTTCTTAAAGCCTTTGAATAGATTGGGAATCTTTTATTACTAAGATCATCAATTTCTTTTGCCAGTCTTCGTTGCTGAGACATTAACCTTTCGGTAAAACTTATCAGCCTGGTTCTTTTAACCTCATCATCATCTATTTTTGAGAGACTATCTAAAAAATCATCAAGTCTATTGTTGGCGTTTTCCTGCGAGTCTGCATATTGATCATAGGTTCCTATTATACGGCTAAACCCTTCCCTAAACCTACCCACAAGACCTACGGCCTCTGATAGTGCCGGAATAAGATGGTTGTTAATAACAGGTACAAGGCCTAAAGCTATTTCTTGTTTTAAAACTTGTGTCTGGCCACTAAGCCTAACCATGCCTTGTCTAAGCTCGTTTGCCTTTTCAAGCGCCTCCCTGTCCATAACAATACCCATCTCACGCGCCTCTTTTCTTACTTCTTCTATCCCCTCAGCGCCCATCGCAAGAATAGGAGCCATATCGCGCCACGCCCCGCCGAACGCCTGCTGCCCTATCATGTTGCGCTCGGTAACGTTCTCCATCTCAGCAAGGGTCTCTATAATGTCATCCATTATCTCATCACCGGCACGCAGCTCCCCGGAGGCGGCATTCACCTCTATCCCTAACTGATTCATCGCACGGTTAAATGGCGACGCCTCACTGGTGGCGTTAGACATGCGTCTGGTAAGGCCCTCCGATGCCCTCGCTAAAGCCTCTGTATTGACACCCGCTATACGTGCCACATATTCATATTCTTGTAGCTTGTCAGTGGAAATGCCCGTGATGTCCTGTAAGTCCAGCAGCCTGTCGGCAGTATTAGTAAGTCCCACCACAAGGCTCTTGATGCCGTCTAACAGCTTTTTACCGGCAAAGGCGGCCATAAGCGCAGGGGCAACCTTCTTGACGACAGACCCCAAACCGCCGACAGAGCGTTTACTTTTATCTACACCCTGTTGCAGACCCTTAGTGTCTGCTGTCATCTTAACTTTTAATTCACGTTTAGCCATTTTTCTTTTAGCTCTTTAAAACGTTCTTTAGTCATCGCCTCACTTTTCTTTTTCTTGTCGGTGGGCAGGGGTAGTATCTTCTCGGGCGTAGTACCTTTTTTCAGATATGGCGAAGCGGCATAATACATTATATGTCTGGCCATATCCCAGCGTTCGTAAACCCTCCTTATATGTCCCATATACCTGCATTGAAACTCCCCCCATGTCATGCGTTCAAACTCTTCTTTTCTTAACCCCAGCTCGCCGACGGCGATGTCATAGATGTCGGCTGTCGTCACTTTTTTTTTTCTGCCCCGGCCCACTTCTCTACCGACCTGCCCATAACCTTGGACTTCATCATGGCATCTACCAACATCTGTAACGTCTTATGATCGTAGACATAATAGTGGTAGTACACCCTCTCTATATACAAGAAGCTGTATCTTGCTTTCTTGCGCCGGTACGACTGGTGCGACAGATAGGCGGCATACATCCACGCCGTCACAAGCTGTGCCTGGTTGAGCTTATCTATCTGGTCGAAGTCCACACCCAAAAGCTCACACATCTTTATCCACGCGTAGTTGTCGAAGCGAAAACCTATCTTACGCCGCAACAGCGAAAAAGGATTTTTCAGCCTTACGATCATGTCAGAGCAAGTTCAAGTGGCCCGTTACCCGTAAAGGAACAACTAAACGCTACCGGCTGTTCCATGTCCGGCGTCTCCGTGTATGATGCCACCTTGGCTGTGCCGGTATAGGTGTGCCCGCCTGCAAGCGCCATAGTGAGTGTGACCTCTGTACGGTTGATGATAAGCTGTGCGATGTCAGGGCCATCAACAGGGTTGTCAGGGTCTACCAGTGCGTCGATGTCTACCGACCAGTCTCTAAGCCCGTGGATGTTCTCACCCCACCCTGCGCTGTCTTTTGTTGTCGCCTCAGGTAAGTCAGCATTGATGTTAAGGGTATGCGACGTAGCTCCCCCTATCGCCCCTTCGCTGGTGCTTACCAAGATGTCTGTTCCATTAATTTTAGCCATTTTTTTTGATTTTAAGAATTAACAATACGTGATACTAAATTCTGCACCACAATTACCTTTTGTATCACCCGACCCGTCTCCGTCATCTGTCCTATAGGGTCGGATGCCTCTATTGTCATAGTCACAATTTTAAAATTTTCCGTAGTGTCGCCACTACCCAGCAGCGGGGTTATCTCTGCTGCAATGTCTTCTGCCAGCTTATCACCGCCCCAGTTGCCGTCTGTCTTAACGACAATATTAAAAGTGGTGCTGACAAGATAGCTTTCACTTGTCTTAGTACCCTGCCACTGCGCCCGTGTGCTGATATACACGAAGGGAGGCTCTTTGTCCTGTGTCGCTATATTAACAGCATCAACGGATATGTCTGATAACAGCTCGATGTAGTACTTTCGTATTTCGAACGTGGGGTCTATCATAGCTTCAGCTCTTTATCAATGTCTTGTATCACCCTTTCCGAATGCCTTTCAAAAGCCGGCATCATAAATGGCTGCGCACCCATCTTCACTGTTCCAAACTCCTGAAACGGGGCGTACTCTACGTCTGAATATACCACAGACGTAAACCTGTTGTCTTCTGCCACCGGTGTTATTGAATTTCTTAGCCTCCCATACTGAAGAGGTGCATCTCTTTTGGCATCTCTTTGTATATACAGACCCCTTGTCTGGATGATGTCTTTTACCTTGTTGCGAGCCACATCATCAAGCCTGTCAAGGTCTATATTAAGCTCTTTCCCCCTTAATTTCCATCGCTGCCAATTATTTCAAGTTCTTTATTTTTTAGACTTACGTTTACAACAGAATGTATAGCTATTTCTGTGCCGTTGACCAACAACCTGCCTTTAAAAGAAACATCATCCCGGTAATGTGTCGTTATCTGGTATGGGTTGCCTTTGACTATCTGGCTGTACTCCAACCTCCTGAACCCTGACAGCGGCCTTACCTCGGCCATAAATGTAAACTTTGTTTTCCACGTGCCGGCAGTACCTCCCGCCCCGTCAGGGGTGGTGGTAAGCTCCTGATAGCTTACAGGTGTGTTCATACCTCCTATTGCAGCCATAAGTTTCTTGTGTTGTTTGCGATCCACATTTTTACCGTTTCAGGTAGCTGCCCGCCGCCCCTGTTCCAGTAGTAGAACGACACAAGCTCAAGCATTGCTATCTTGCACTCGTAAGGGCCTGCCTCATACATTGCATCCAGTACGCCTGTGCCTTTTATGATGCCGGTTTCTTCATCTATGTAGTCATCGTCAATATACACGTCATCAATAGTGGCAAACGTAACGCTCGAAATAGGGCCGTAAGGCAGCGTGAAGCTGTCACGTATAACGGTGCGTATCTCGATGGTCTGCTCCACAAGTGACAACCCCGTGGACATTTCCAGCACCTTGCGGGCATTGGTGATCATCTGGGTTATGACGTTGTCCTCCGTGTCGTGAAACACCCTCAGGTATTCCTTCGCTTCGGCCAGCGTGACAGGCTCTGTTCCGGTTACTGTTTTCGTTACTTTCATAGCTTAGTCTTTGTAGTTACACCCTTATCTTCTGTGGCGATAACACCTCTGTATGCAAGGTAGTCTCTGATGCCCTCATCAATGAAATACTCCTGACCCGCACGCCTGCCCTTGAAGCTCTTTTTGAAAACCACGGCAACATGTTTGCCTGTTAGTTTGTTGCCGAACTCACCTATTTCTTCTGGTATAATTAGTTTTTGTATCTGCTCTACAATTGTTTTAGGTAGTCCGATACTTTCAATGGTTTTATCTGTTTTTAGATAGGGCGGCACTGGGTTAAGAAAAAACCTTGCCCTCTTAGTACTTAACGTGTTATACCCGTCTGTGGCTACCCCGCCCCTGGGGCTGCTTTCGTCATAGAAGATGCTTTCAGGTTTTATCTGGTTATACAAATAAAAGTCAATACCTTGCGGCTGTTGCGTGTCTGCTATCTTTCGCACCTTGTCAGTGAGTGTTGAAATATTAAATCCTGTCTTCCAGTTGTTTGTATAGGTTTCTTTGTCGTATTTGATCAATATCTTATGCTTAAAAGAATAATGATAAAAATACCGCGAATGAAACCAGTCGTTATCTTGCAGGGCATCCCATGCCTTTTGATTTCTGTCGGGCTGCGGGTAGTCGTCTGAAGCCTGCAAGCAAAATACCTTGCCGCTCGCATGTTCGGCAATCATTTTCCATTTTATACCTAACGTCATCCGGTAGGGAGAATAGATATAGACAAGGTTTTGACATCCGGCCTTCTCTAATTTTTCCTTGTAAGATTCAACCAGTTTCTTAGAATCCGTTTCGCACTCCATGACGATCAACTCCCACGGCACGTTGCACTTTTGCCGGGCCAGTCCTTCAAGCGGAAGCCAGAGGATGTCTTTATTTTTCCAAGTCGGAAGGGCTACTGTTATCATTTGTTTGTTTTTAAGTAGACATACTTTGTGCCCTTATGTTCACAGCCGTACTTCAACAACTGCTCATGCGTTAAGCTAATTCTTTTATAACCCTTTAGTTTAAAAGCAGCATCTAACACCTTAAAGGCTTCTTCTTTTTCTAATTCATTAGTTACGCGACCATACCAGGGGATTATCAACCCCCATCCATCCGGCTTTATGGCGTCTTCAATTTCATTAATAAAGCTCCGTAAAAAGTCAAAGTTATAACTGTATGATGCGGGGTTAAATGACCCCCGGCTAAACACACCATCAAATTGCTTGTTTAGGTTTAATGGTTCTTCGGTATAGGTTATATTATAGCCTTTATACCCCCTGTGTTTACCAAGCTCTATCACGCAGGGGTCGCGATCCACCCCTTCGCATACACCACCTTTGCTGTTTATAATATCGGCAAAATCCCACTGCCCAGCCCCTATATCCAAATATTCTCCCCCCGGCTTTATATCTACAAAGTCTTCAATAAGGCGTTTGATCTTTTCGCTATTATAGTTTGACGGGCTTCTTAACCCCTCTTGTCTGGCTGCGGCCATTATCTCTATTTCCCTATTGTCTTTTAGCATCTTTGTTTTTTTAGTTCCACCATTGGGGGTGTATGTTTAATTGCAAAACATAATTCTTAGCTACCTGCTTTATGACCTTTGACACTATTCCCGGCTCCCCCTTTGTGAGCATCCCCGGAGACATACACCACCTGTTCCCGCTGTCGCTTATATACTTTTCGCCCTTAAACCTTGCCATCATCGCGTCGTATCGTAACCCAAAGTCAGACAATTTATACTGTGGTATGTCTGCCACACTTTTCATCCCTATCCAAATACAATGGTTTCTATAATGGTGTTTATAACAATCGGGGTCGCCGTGTCCGCTGGTGTCTATAACCTCGATACCCCCATTTCTCATTTCATCTAAAAGATCAGCAACCATGCCGCCTAAATCAATCTTCCCTGATAACACCCTGTCTGCCCCGTATTTTTTAATCGCAACAGTTACAACCTGATTGTGAAACCCAACACTATGCCCCATGTCTTGCAGCTTTTTAACAAGCGGCCAGTTACCCCAATAATCGCGCCCATGAAGTACATAGTAGAATGCTTTTATCCCCATTTCCGCCTCTATGCTGGCCATCTGTAAGGACTTTTTAAGCATGCTGTCTGAATCGGTATCATGCCTTAGAATCACGCGCCTTCCCGTGTCTTCATAGCCGCCAATCGTATCAAACCATCCCAGCAAATCCCTGTAATTTACCCCTTTAAATTCAAGATTTTTCTTCACCTTTTTTTGGTTTGGTTCTACTTTTAGTTTGGTATGCACGCTTTTCTTCTTTCGTCTCCCTGACTTCTGCCAGCACACCAATCTTGCGGTGTAATACCGCCTGTGCCAGCGTTGTGTCCATATCTACCGTCTCGCCGGCCTTATGTCGTCTGAATGGTTTTAATAGTTTAATTTTCATATAAAAATGCCCCCAGCCCCGAAGGGCCGGAGGTCTTTGTTAGGATCACGTTGCAGTGTTGGTACTCAATACAGCTATTCCGGCAGGAAGCACAGGCACATATCCTACGCGCTTGTGTACCCTCATCGCCAGAAGGTCGTTCTCAGCAAGGTTGACAAGGTCACCACCTGCGTTAGTGATAGAAGCCTGGTCAAGCATCTTAACCCTCAGGCCCTGCTTGTCACCATATACGCATGTGCGGTTCAGGTTGCCGAAAAACATGAACGGCTCCGACCAGTCCACGTCACCTACGGCGGGCAGCGTGTCTGTCAGCACTATAGGATAGCCCCACAGGCTGGAAGGCCCACCATTTACAGGTGTCTGTACAAGGTAGCCACCAGCACCATCACCGGCCCCAACAGCATCAGCACGGTATCTTTGTATCACGCTGAACACACTTGGGTGCATGAAGAACTTACCACCACGCCGTGCGGCGGTCTCAACGGCATATATCATCCTGTTGAGGTCGTCAGGAATCACGTCTTCTGCGGGATCGCCTACGGCAAGCGCTACGCCTGTAACACCCGTAGCGTTGATAACACCGTCTACAGGGTCACCTGTTCCGATGTCACCGGTAAGGAACACGCGGTCTTCTTCTTCTGCTATCGCCTCAGCGAACAGCTCACCACATAGCGCCACAAGGTCGATGGCTGAGTCTTCTACTATCTCTTCCGTCATGACGGTGATAGCGGCCAGCTTATACAACTTCTGTGTGACGTAGTCGATGGTAGGCTTAGTCTTGGGCTTCACGCCGCCTTCGTCTACCCAGCTTACAGCCACAGAGGTGGCGAGGGTCAGCAGCTTGCGCTCGTTGCCCGGCCCGCCAAAAGGAAGGTAGCGCATCTCCCTGCGCGCTACACCAAACTCCTGTACATAGCGGTTAATCTCTGTAAGCAGGATTTCCGGTATAGTGTACTCGCCCTGATCAGAGGTGCCCGAAGGGTAGTCGGTGGCGCCAGAGTGGAGTGATGGATCGAAATAGGCCATATAAGCTATCTTCTCCTGCTCCGCCTTCTTCAAACCCTCCTTGTCGCGCTTCAGAAACGACTTTACCCACTTTTGGGTGATGTCGCGTTCTTTCTTTTCGCTGCGCTGTGCGTTATGCCCGGCGTTGATCTTGTCTGTGCGCTCAAACAGTTTGTCGAGCTGCTTTTGCATGATCTCGAAATTCACTTCGCCCTTGAAGTTGGTAAGCTCCTGAATGGCGGTGTTGAGTTTTTTGTTCATTTCGTCGATGGACTTCTTGTCGGCCTTCTGCTCGACCTGCGCATCGATCTTCTTGGTGATTGCATCCAGAACTGCCTGTTCTTTTTCGGACAGCTGAACGTCTTTTTTTTCTTCGCTCATGATAATTTTTGTATTAGGTGAATAATTTCAAAACGTTCCCCATCTGGCTTGTCCTCGGCTTGAGTGGTCTTCGCCGGCTCAAGTGATGCAATAGCCCCTTTTAGGGATTCAATTTCTATTTGTAACAGCTGGTAAACTTCATCTACAAAGTTACCACTTTTCAGCAGTTTATTCAAGCCCTCCACGCGCTGCATCAACTCCTCAGACTTGACCGCCGTGGTGGGTGTGTTTTCGTTGGCTCCCCAAAGCACCGATGACCCCTCCCACATGCGCACCTCCTTGATAGTGCGTGTGCCCTTCTCGTTGTCGTCTTCGTGTTTGATTGTGTTGAAGCCCACGGAATGCTCCGATAGATCGCCAGATTCGTACAGGATAAGTGCCTTTTGCCCTGTCGGCGTGTCAGGTACTACCGTCTCGAAGTACACCCCGTTGTTATCCTCTTTTAAAACTTTCGGCTTGGCGATAGGATCATATGCGTCATGCATCCACAAGTGCCATATCCTATTCTTACCCCCCGGCCCCCACTCCGATATGGTCTTTTGGAATGCGCCTTGTTCGAATATGTCCATGTCGCTGTCGAGGCTTCCCGTATTGGTGAAGTAGCCTGTCACAGTCCTTGTCTTACTGTCAACGTCTTTTACGCTGCCGCCTTTTTTTAATTCCATCATAGCTCTTTTTTTGGCTCAGTGATACATCCACACTGGCAGTTTATTATTTCGCTCGCCGGGCCTGAAGGGTCTCCCGGATATTCCAAACGCACACCCGAAGGTAGCTGAAACATATCCTGAAAGTTTACCACCACCCCGTCCATAGCCTGATGGTCTTCTCTGGGGTCAGCAGCAGAAGAGGCCACCCAGCGCTTAACCATAGGGATGCCGGTGCTTTCAGCCCCCTTCAGAGAGCCGTAGTTCGACGCACTGAGTACTTCGGTACGTGCTATACGCATAGCCTGCCACTTCTCACGCCGTATGCCCTGCCTTAGTATCTCTCTGCTGACACGCTCTACGCCCCACCCTTCATCCATACCCTGCCGCACCGCACCATTAAGTATTCTTTGATATGTTG